AACCTTGCTATATATAGGAGGAACTAAAAATGGTAAGAAATACAATGAACGTACCACGTTCTTTATTCGTAGGCTTTGAGCCTTTATTAGATGAACTGGAGAGAATTCACTCTGCAGGGAAGTCACCTAAAGATAACTATCCACCTCACAATGTCGTGAAGATCGATGAAGAAAAATTCTTGATCGAAATGGCTTTGGCGGGATTCCGACAGGAAGATATTTCAGTCGAAGTTAAAGATGGTATCTTGAAAGTAAAAGGAGAAATGCCAAAAGATGAGCGTGAATTTGCGTATAAAGGTATATCGTCCCGCAAATTTGAGAAGAGCTTCCGCCTCTCAGAATTTGTCGTAATAGACGGTGCTGATCTGAATGACGGAATACTCGTGGTGTATGCCAGGGTTGAACTTCCAGAAGAGAAGCGTCCTAGGGAGATCGAAATAGGGTCTGCTGGGGCATCAACGAAGAAAGAATTCCTGAAAGGGTAATTCTCAATTAGCGAAACTCAGTAGAAGTTTAAACTTTTTACTGGAGAAAGAAATGACGGCGATTAAAGCTTACGTAGCTGATCATCCTCATATCGCTAAGACCTATTGTAAATTTTGTGCGGCTATTGAAATGACATTAATAATGGCGGTGTGCTTAGGCACAGCACCAGCATTAATCTGGTTAGCCAAACTATCTTACATGTAGGTCAACAAACGATATAATGCGAGGGGAGGAAACTCCCCTCAACTTTATGAAAAAAAACGTTTACAATTGACTTGAAATATGTTATAATATACCTATGAATTTTTACACTAATGTGACTCGTTATGGCAATATGATACTCCTACGTGGCTTCGAAAATGGCCAGCGTATCAGCCGTAAAATCAAATATCAACCAACTCTTTTTGTCAGTTCTCCCAAAGGAACATGGACATCTTTGACTGGCGTTAAATGCGAACCACTTAAGTTCGAATCTATGCGTGATGCTAAGAACTGGGTTGATGAAAATAAACAAGTTGCTGGACGACAAATCTTTGGAAATACCAGATACCTATCTGCATTTGGAAATGATTACTATCCTGGCAAAATCAAATTTGACCGTAATCTAATCAACGTAACTTCAATCGATATTGAGGTTGCTTCAGATGATGGTTTCCCAGAACCACAAGAGGCTACTAAAGAAGTCACAGCTATTACTATCAAAAACAATATTGATAATACCTATTATGTCTGGGGCTGTGGCGAATACGATGTTTCTAAATCTTTAATGAAAACTGATCGCGTTGTCTATGTTAAATGCGATAACGAAGCTATGCTTCTTACTAAATTTATCGATCATTGGAAAACTCCATCAAATACTCCAGACGTAATTACTGGTTGGAATTGTCGTTTCTTTGATATGTCTTATCTTATCAATCGTATTAATCGTCTTATGCCTGGTGAAGCAAGTAAATTGTCTCCATGGGGTATGGTTGATGAACGTAACGTTACTAAAATGGGACGTACACAATATGGTTTTTCTATTGGCGGTATCGAAATACTAGACTACTACGAATTGTTTAAAAAGTTTGGTTATTCTTATGGTCCACAAGAATCATATAAACTAGACCATATTGCCAATATTGTTCTTGGCGAAAAGAAACTATCCTATGAAGAACATGGATCACTGCACAGCTTATACAAATTTGACTATCAAAAGTTTATTGACTACAATATCAAAGACGTTGAACTGGTAGATCGTATCGAAGATAAAATGGGATTGATTACCCTGGCTATGACTATAGCTTACAAAGGTGGAGTTAACTATACTGATACTTTTGGTACAACAGCAATTTGGGACACTATCATATATCGTGATCTGTATGAAAATAAAATTGCCATACCATTTGCTGAAGATAAAATGAAAACACCATATCCTGGTGGTTATGTCAAAGAACCTATCATTGGCTTACATCGTAATGTAGTTTCCTTTGACTTAAATTCACTGTATCCATCACTGATTATGCAATACAATATGTCACCAGAAACTATTGCTAATGGCGAAACTACTAATCTTGATGTTGATTCTATTCTTAATAATCCATCCATAGTTAATAACAATGGTAAGGCTGTTGCGGCAAACGGTCAGTATTTTAATATAAATAAATTAGGTGTGTTGCCGAAAATCATTAATGATTTATACACTGAACGCGTTGATATCAAAAAAGCTATGCTTGATTCTCAGCGTGAATTGCAAAAGGTAAATAAAAATGACAAACAAGACTTATATCGAATTGAACGTGACATCACCATTGCTGAAAACAGGCAAATGGCTATTAAGATTCTCCTTAATTCTCTTTATGGTGCTTTGGGCAACAAATACTTCAGATTCTTTGATCAACGTATTGCCGAAGGTATTACCCTTACCGGACAACTTACTATACGATGGGCCGAAAATGCCGTTAATGGATACCTTAATCGATTGCTCAACACTTCAACCGATTACGTCATTGCAATTGACACAGACAGCGTGTATGTTAGCCTAGACGAACTAGTTAAAAAGTTTAATCCAACTAACATTACTGATTTCTTAGATAAAGTTTGTTCTGAAAAACTAGAACCAGTTCTCTCTAAGTCTTACGAAAACATGTTTAATATCCTAGGTGGTATTGAAAACAAAATGGTCATGGGTCGTGAAGTTATTGCTGATGTTGGTATATGGACGGCTAAGAAAAGGTATATCCTTAATGTTCAAGACAACGAAGGTGTACGTTATTCTGAGCCTAAACTAAAAATCATGGGTATTGAAGCAATTAAATCTTCTACTCCCATGCCATGTCGTGATGCCTTGAAAGCTATCTTTCATGAAATTGTTTCTGGATCTGAATCTCATGTACAAAAATCAATTGATCAATTCAAAACATATTTTAAATCTTTACCACCAGATCAGGTTGCTTTTCCTAGGGGTATAACTAATATTAAATCGTTCAAAGATAATCAGACAATATACAAAAAGGGTACTCCAATTCATGCTCGTGGTGGATTATTATACAACAAAATGTTGCTTGATCTATCTTTACAAAAAAGGCATCAGCAAATTGGCAATGGCGATAAAATCAAATTTATCTATCTAAAAACACCGAATGTTCTAAAAGAAAACGTTATCAGTTTCCCAGAATATTTGCCGGAAGAATTTGGATTGCATAAATATATTGATTACGATTTGCAATTTCAAAAAACTTTTCTAGATGCTATCGATCCAATTCTTGAAGCAATTGGTTGGTCTTCTAAAGAAGTAGCAACACTTAATGACTTTTTTGCATGAAGTCGTTTACAAACAACACAAAATGTGTTATAATATATGCAGGAGAAAAAAATGAAAAATATACAATTACTTAGATTAACATCAGGAGAAGAAGTTATTGGTGATGTAAAAGACACCGATGATTCTTGGTATGTTGAAGATGCTATTGTAATGATACCAGCTGGAGAAGGTAAACTTGGATTTATGCCATGGATGCCGTATACAAAAGCAAAGGATGGAGTTGAAATTCCAAAGAAGCATGTTATGTTCGTAGTAGAGCCTATTGAAGATTTAAAAGCTCAACATACACAAGCTACTTCAGGAATTGTTGTTCCAAATAGTGGTGGACTAGGATTAGTTAAATGAGCAAAGACTGGGTAAAAGATATTCATCTTATGCAAGGTAAATATCTAACACGTCAATGGGTTAAAGATAATCCAGAAAAACTAAAAGACTTTTTAGCTTTTAGGCTAGACTTTTTGGAAGAAGAGTTAACTGAAACTGTAAAAGCTTTTGCTGAAAATGATGGTGAAGAACTAGTTGATGGACTTATTGATTTATGTGTAGTAGCAATAGGAACACTTGATGCTTTTGGAGTTGATCCATATAAAGCATGGGATGCAGTACTTGAAGCTAACATGGCTAAAGAAGTTGGTGTTAAACCAACAAGGCCTAATCCACTTGGTGTTCCAGATCTAGTAAAGCCAAGTAATTGGAAAGCACCATCACATATAGGAAACCATGGTAAGTTTAACGATATTTAACAGTATCTACGATAATAAAACTCATCAAAGGATGGATTATGATTCTTTTGATGAGTTTGTTTCTGTCTTATGTAAGTTATCAAAAAGCGATAAATATAAGAAGAAAAAAGATGCTCCACTTATTAGTCCTGCTGTATATACAAAAGACTCTACCAGATGTAATGATGGTGTAGTTGCTTGGGCTGGTTGGTGTGCAGTTGATGTTGATACTGTAGTAGAATCTGAACTATGGTTAAAGTTTAAACACGTAAAATATAGTACTGCAAGTTCTACAGAAGAGTTGCCAAAATTTAGATTAGTTTTTCCATTAACACGTTGGATTGATAAAGATGAGATAAAACATTTTTGGTTTGCTCTAAATAAAGAACTTGGAGAAATTGGTGATGCTCAAACAAAAGACTTATCTAGAATGTATTATATCCCATCACAATATGAAAAAGCATATAACTTTATGGAATATAATAAAGGCGAGATAATGGATCCAGATGTGCTTATGAAAATCCACAGGTATATATCTACTGAAGGTTCATTCTATGATAAGCTTCCACCTGCAATTAAGCAAGGTCTAATGGATCATAGAAAAAATCAACTTAATAATACAAACTATAAATGGACTGGATATAAAGATTGTCCGTTTGTAAATAAAAGAAAGATTGAAGAATATAAAGTTTTAAATGATGGTTGGTACTATGCTTTATACCAACTTATGGTATCAATAGCAGGCAATGCTATATCCAAAGGTTATCCAATAACATCAAAAGAAGTTGAGTATCTAATAAGAGATTTAGATGCTGACACAGGCAATTGGTATATTAAAAGACCAATCAGTAAAGAAGCAGATCGAGCTATTGAATTTGTTTTCAGTAAAAACATATAGGAGATAATTATGAAAAAACCGTATCCGTGGAGTTCAGAATCAAAATGGTTTGCACCATTTCATTGGACACTTATGGGACTATTATTATTTGGTAGTCTTTTTATATCTAGAGAAGCACATGGGTCAGATGAAAATGGAGATCGTTTTTGTCTAGCACAAAATATATACTTTGAAGCTGGTAATCAACCTTTTATAGGAAGATTTGCTGTAGCTAATGTTACTTTAAATAGAGTAAATGATTTACAGTTTCCAAATACTGTATGCGAAGTTGTATATCAAGCAAAAGCATATAAAAAATCTTGGACAGGAAATATGATTCCAAAGAGAGGAATGTGTCAGTTTAGCTGGTATTGTGATGGAAAAGTAGATGAGCCAAAAGACTCAGTTACTTGGATTGAATCTATTAGAATAGCTGATATGGCTTTACAATCATCAAATTTTGATGTGACAGAAGGAGCGTTGTGGTATCATGCAGATTACGTATATCCGTATTGGGCTGATCATCTAGAACGTGTAGTAACAATTGAAAACCATATATTTTACAAATGAGTGATATAGCATTTAACTTGGATGAAATTAATCCAATAAGATTACATGAGCGTGCTCTAAATGAAGCAAAGAAAATTAGTCAAAACTATTCTTTTAAATCAAGTGGCAGAACTTGGGAAGATTTACTTAGGCAGACACGTAGAGGTCATGCAGCCGAAGTTTACCTTATAGATATATTAGGGTGGAAAGATGATGAAAGAGAATATAAAGATGTCATCGATCCGGATGGTTATCCAGTAGAAATTAAAGTTACTGGAACTAAGGCTAATATACCAGTCATGTTAGAAAATTTTACTAGATTTAAAATACATGAGGATTGGAAAAACTGGCCAGATCATCTTATAATTTTTATTAATCCAGAAAATTCTGTAGAGTATGAATACTACGGAAGATATGAATGGAAGGATAATACATGGAGGAAACAACACTAATGTATAGATATAAAGTAGACGTTACTCGAATCGTTGATGGAGACACAGTTGATGTGGATATCGATCTTGGATTTGGAATGACATATAAAAAACAAAGAGTAAGATTAATGGGTATTGATACACCCGAATCAAGAACAAGAGATTTAGAAGAAAAGTTTTATGGTAAACAATCAAAAGCTTTTCTTACAAGTCTTATTGAAAAAGCTGATGAAATTCAATTAGTATCACATGATAAAGGAAAGTTTGGAAGAATACTTGGCGAACTATTTGATCCTGATAGCATGGTAAGTATAAACGTACAAATGATTGAAGGACATCATGCTGTTCCATATCTTGGACAGTCAAAAGATGAAACAGAAATGGGCCATTTGGCAAACAGAACTGTACTAAATGAACAAGGAATTATTTATACACCAAAGTGATTAGAAATATAGCAACAATATTACCTGAATATTATACTGCAAGCCAGTGCAAAGAAATAGAAGATGTATGTTTTACTTTTCCGGAAAAAAATGCAAACGTTATCGATGAAAAAGATGGTAAAACCTTAGTTGATGCAAGTGATCCTATTAGAAAATCGAAAATTAGATTTTTAGATATGAATAATACTGAAGGAGATCTTCTTGGAGCATCTCAACTTGCTATTGAATTGAATGAACTAGCAATTAAAATTAATAAAGACTATTATGACTTTGACGTAAAAGGTGTAGATGCTATTCAATATACAGAATATGATTCATCTTATGAAGGACATTATAGTTGGCATACAGATTGGAATTGGAGTCTAAAAATAAATCCTATTAGAAAATTAAGTATGACAATACAATTATCAGACAGCGCAGATTATGAAGGTGGAGAATTTGAAATAGCTCATGAACTACCTGTTGATAATAAACATAGTACAAAACTTGGAACTGTAATATGCTTTCCAAGCATGTTTCATCATAGAGTTTTACCTGTAACTGCAGGTTTAAGAAAGTCCTTAGTAGTTTGGTTTACAGGCCCAAAATTTATTTAAAAAAACAGTTTACATTTAGCTTAAAATGTGTTATAATATACTATATTAATGAGGAAATGGTATGAAAGAAAGCTTAGTAGTTCTAAAAGAATGCGCTGAACTTCAGCAAAAAAAATCAGAAGATTATCAAAGTCATGGATCTTCGGTATTGCAGGCTATGCATTATCGCAGAGGTATTGATACTATTCAAGATATCTTGATTGGTAAAATGCAGCGTGCAACATCAATTATCGAATCAGATAAAGAACCAAACTTCGAATCTCTTGAAGATACGTATAAAGATATGATTAATTATGCATCATTTGCAGTATCTTATATGCGTGGTAAAATGGAAGGTCAAGATCCAAACCGTGATATGTTTAATAAAAGGAAATTAAATGATAACGATAGCAGCAGTTCGTAAATATTTTATAAACGAACTTATAGCAGAAAGCTTCACAACTGATAGAACTGGAGCTCAAACTATTGAAATGATTGGTGCTTCATTTATTGCAGATGAAGAAGCAATTTTTGGTAAACCAAATGACGAATATATTGATGCTGAAATAGAATGGTATGATAGTCAATCTACTAATATTAACGATATTCCGTATGGTGATGAACCACCTAAAGCTTGGCAGTATGCAGCAAATTCTCATGGTGAAATTAATTCTAATTACGGTCATCTTATCTATTCAGATAAGTATTACTGTCAATTTGAAAAAGTGTTAAATGAACTAGAAGCTAATCCTGATTCACGTAGGGCTTCAATGATATACACGCGTCCAAGTATTTGGTACGAGTATAATGAAAATGGTAAGAACGATTTTATTTGTACTAATTCAGTTACTTACTATATTCGTGATTCCAAACTACATGCAGTAGTTCAAATGAGATCCAATGATGTTATCTTTGGATATAGAAATGATTACGCCTGGCAATCATATGTCTTAAATCAATTAGCGTGGGAAATGCATATTGATCCAGGTACTATACATTGGCAAGTACAAAATTTACATGTTTATGAAAGGCATTTTGATCTAGTAAAATGATTAAAGAAAGTTGGTATAGTAGATATTTAGATGTAGCAAAAATTGTATCTACTTGGAGTAAAGATCCAAGCACACAAGTTGGTGCCGTTGCGGTTGGAACTAAAGGACAAATATTAGCACAAGGATATAATGGTTATCCTCGTGGTATGGATGATTCTAACTATGAACAAAGAGAACTTAAATATTCTCGTATTGTTCATGCTGAAATGAATTGCATTTATAACGCTTCATGGAATGGTGTAAGTCTTAATGAAGCGTATATGTTTGTTTATGGAATGCCAGTATGCCATGAATGTGCAAAGGGTATAATTCAAGTTGGAATACAAAAAGTAATTGTTCCATATAAAACAGATGTACCAGATAAATGGGCTATATCTACAGAATTAACAAAAGCCTTTTTAACTGAAGCTGGTATTGATTACGAGTATACAAATTATGAAGACTAATAAAAAGTTTGAAGAACAAGAATTAAAGAATTCAAAACGTATCTTTAAGAGTGCAACACCAAAATACACTCTTGATTGGTATGTAAAATGGATAGCAAGTATATTCTTGCTTAGTGCTATGTCTTTACGTGGTGTTGAAGGTATGCAATTAATTGACTTAACTTTATCAATTACAGGTGTAATAGGTTGGTTAGTTGTTTCAATTATATGGAAAGATAGAGCATTGATTATATTAAACGCAGCTGGTTTATTGTTATTAACAAGAAATTTAATAGGAATTTTAGCTGTATAACTACTATAGTGAGCTACTCTGATCCAGTCAAATATCTCACTTAAATAAACTGATATAAAGGAGAAAAATTATGTCAAAAATAAAAGTCGGCATTATAGGTGTCGGATCATGTGCTAAGTCCCTAGTGGAAGGCATTCAATACTATAACGAAAACCCACAAGACAAAGTTGGTCTTATGTATGAGGATATCGGTGGATATTCAGTACATGATATTGAATTTGTTATTGGTTTTGATATAGACAAACGTAAAGTAAATAAAAAATTAGCAAAAGCTTTAAGAGCTCAACCTAATTGCGCAATGGATCATGTTGATGAGATTACAACTAAAAGTAATTCTTCTTGTGTATCTGATGAAGCATTAGTTTATTCAGCTCCTGAAATGGACGGAATTGCTCCTCATATGTATGACTATCCCGATGAAGTTACATTTGTTAATGGCGCAATACCTGCGGAATCTTTTGATAGAACTGCAGAACTTTTGCAATACCATGGAGTGGATGTTCTTATTAACTACTTACCAGTAGGTTCTGAAGACGCTTCTAAATATTGGGTTGATGTAGCTTTAGATGCAGGAGTACATTTTGTAAATTGTATTCCCACACTTATATCAACTGAAGACGCTATAGAAACTGAACAAAGATTTATTGATAAAGGTTTGACTATTGTTGGATCTGATATGAGATCAGCTTGGGGTGCTTCAAGAATGTCTGAAGTTCTTCAAGGTGCTATGTTAGATTCCGGCCTTATGGTTACTCAACATATTCAAATGAATATGGCAGCAGGTTCTACTCAAGGTCAAGAACATATTAGAACTGGTCGTACAGCTAATACTGATTTTTTAAATATGGCCAAAGAATATCGTTTAAAAAATAAACACGTATCTAAAGAAAATGTACTTAAAGGTCAAAACATTGTAAGAGATGAAACTACATCTGGTATGACTTTATATGCTGGTCCATCATTAACTGTTTTACAAAAACCTGGTGGAGACTATATTTCTTCTGATAATAAAATTGCAAATTTTGATATGGTTGCATATGGATTTGCTGGAGCTCGTTATGAAATGTCAGCAAGACTTTCTGTACAAGATTCACCAAACTCAGGTGGAGTAGTTGTTTCAGCTATTCGTTTCTGTAAGGTTGCTTCTGAAATGGGCATTGTAGGTTTTTTAAGAGGTCCATCAGCTTGGACACAAAAGACTCCACCAGTCCAATTAAAAACAGAAGATGCTAAATTCGAATGTGATGCTTTATCGAGACGAGTAGTAACTCCAATGACTGAACCTCAATTAAAAGAAAATCGTCCTAAAGCAAAAGATTTACCACACACTTTCCAATTAGGAGAAAGTGATTATGTTAATTAATACATTTGATATTGATGGTGTAATTTATTTTGGCGAAGAGCTAACAGGCGTAAGACCCGGTGTAGATGATTTAATCATCACCGGGCGGTCTTTTCAGCAGAGAGAAGACACAGAAAAAATGCTTCATTCTAGAAAGATATATAATAAGGTATACATGAATCCTTTAGTAAGAAATGATCCTCAATATAGTCGTGAAGCATCAGGTAAATTTAAAGCTTGGCAGTTAACTGCTTTAAAACAACAAGGTTATGAAATTGGTATGCATTTTGAAGACGATCCAGTTCAGATTAATGAAATTAAAAAAGAACATCCGGATCTTAATATAATACATTTGAAACGAGAAAATGAAGAACACGTTAAATATTAATTATAACTACGATTGGTGGAATTTTGATAAAGAACTTATGAAAGAGTTTAATTGGTTCTTATATAAAATTAATCAAAGATCATGTATACAGTCTGGTTATATTGATGAAACATATGAAAGCATAAATCGGCATGACGAAATAGATTATGGTTTAGGAGAAGAAGTAGAATATTTTCATCCAACAATTACTCTTGATGATAGAATGAGATTTATTGGAACACGTATTGCAAGTGAACCAATGTCAATGATGAATGTTGTTGGGAATACTTTTATTTCTCACTTTTATGGTGGACGTGGTGTACACTTTCTAGCATCTGGAAAAGATGATGTCTTTGTTGATTTTGATTTAATTGCTAATGAAGATAGAGAATATATAAGTCAGGTAAGAAATAATTTAGACAAAGCAATTAAAAACAAACAACCAATTTGGGGAACTACAGAATTACATACTTCTATACAAACTGCTGGACGCAATCATTGTAGAGAAAAATATAATGATCCACATAGAAAATTTCATCCTGTAGACGTTTGTGAATGGGTATCATCTTTTCGCGACACTGGATTTTTAGATAGAATGTTAACATGTCGACATATGCGAGACATTTATAAACTACTACGTGAATTGCCTGGCATAGGTGAATATTACGGTTTCCATGGAGCAGCATCTTCCTCTGTTTTGCCTCAAGTAAAATATCATCACGATCAGAGATTTGTTGCTCCAGGTCCTGGTGCAGTATATACAATAGGTCTACTTTGGCCAGATGCTCCAAAAAAATTATATGATGAAGCAATATATTTTTTAAGAGAACAAGGTGATAATATTGGTCTTACTGATAATGTATACTTTCATCCAGAAGCATACAATATAAAATTAAGAGATGGTAGTAATTTATTTGGAGATAGTCAAGATAGCTTAAAGTATTATGGTACTGAAGTTTTATCATGCCAATTTGGTGTATATCTACAAATAAGAGAAGACGAAAAAGCTTGCGGCCGAAGGAAGGTAGCAAGAGTAAAACAACAAAATACTTTATCGGAGTTTATGTAATGGAATATCAAACATATAAAGATGTTATTTGTAGAAAAGGAAATCGAACTGATAGAAATATGATAAATGATTGTATAGAAAATTACAGGCATTTTAATTTTACACCAGGATCAATTGTATTAGATTTTGGAGCTAATATTGGCGGATTTGCTCATATGTGTAAACATGAAAATGTAGAAAAGTATGTTGGGTTTGAAGCTGATCCAGATAATTTTAAAGTTCTTTCTAAAAATATTCCAGATTATGGAATAATACATCATGCTGCAGTATCACATTTACATGATGACAAAATTACATTTCATAGAACTCCAACAGATCAAGGTACTTGTTCAGGAACAGTCACACCAAGTAAAAGTACAGTAAAAAGAAGATCATTAAAATATGATGTAGTAAATTACTTCATTGATAATTTAATAGAATTACATAAGCCAACACATCTTAAAATGGACATTGAAGGAACTGAATTTGATTGGCTTGAATTAAATAATGGTAAAATACCAGAATGCATTAATGAGTTTGCTTTAGAAATTCATAATCATAAAAAGATTTACAAATTTGTAGAATTGTGGTATAATACTATAGTAGAAGATTTTGATATTATTAACGTTGCTCCTGAAGTAGGATTTAGAAATAACATACCTTTTGAAATACCAGAGCTTGGCATTAAAGAAGAAAGAGGTGGAACAATGTGGGGCGTTGACATATTTATGAGAAGGAAATGAAAAATATAATTAATTGTCCGTTTATACCTATAGCCAAAAGAATTGCTTCTCATAGAGGCGCACAAGGTGTAATGTACGGAGATATGATAAAGGAGAAATATGGAAATTGTGCTATCAACTACGGTGGAGAAATTGAAGACCACAATGATTTTGATAATCTTTGGGTTTACCACGGCAATGATTGGAGTGGTGGACTTAATATGTTTGGTGGGGTTTATGGTTTTCCATACGTTAAAAACACTGTCAATTTTTCTAAGTTCAAAGGTAAAATCTATTCAATTGGAATCGACTTCCCACCGTATCACGAAATGGTTAAATCAAAATTGGAAGCCGCTAAGAAAGAAGTTCAGCCAGAATGGCATGAAGTAGACTTAGATAATTTAAAACGGATGTATGACACTGCTGAAACTGTCATATATCCAAATCAAACTAAGAAATTAGTAGTAGGAGATTCCCATTCAATCTGTATGTATAGGCCAGGTTGGACGGTGAAGAGTGTTCCGTTTAAAACTTTAAATGGAGCATTGGTGGAAGGCTTGGAGTCATTTATCGACGTAGAAACTAAAGGAACTGTAGAGTTTTATTTTGGTAATATTGATATAAGACATCATGTCTGTAGATTGGAAGGTGGATGGCAGAAGAACGTAAAGGACTTAGCTGAACGATATGTAACGGAGGTGAAGAACTTATCTGTTCCAGGTCGTATTTACGAA